GATGAAAAAATAATTTCGGAGCTTCTAAGAAAGTATGGGGGGGATTGACTTCCCCTCTTTTTTTGTATACAATGGTAACGGAGGAATTGATTATGGATCAAGAAAAACTCAAACTGATAATTCGCAACCTTGAACTGTTAGTTGACTCTCTGAAATCAGAGGTGTATTCCGATGTGAATGCATATAAACCAAACTATGAGGAGGTCGCACCTTATATCACAGATTACGACGAAGTGTTCTATGAAGGAGACGACGATGGCTACTGCGACTAATGTAAAACTTATCTCGGTGACTCCAGATGCAGAGCAAACAATGGCTTATGTTGCGAGAGTTTCTAATCCAGCGAATCAGGATTCTGAAAACTATGCAGGTCTGTTACGTTATTGTATTAAGCACAATCATTGGTCTGTATTTGAGCAGGCACACATGACTCTGGAGATTGAAACCTCCCGTGGTATCGCAGCTCAGATTCTGCGTCATCGTAGTTTTACCTTTCAAGAGTTCTCCCAACGTTATGCGGATGTTGAACTATTGACAAGTGAAATTCCAGTTCCAGAACTTCGCCGTCAGGACACAAAGAATCGTCAGAACTCCGTTGACGATCTGGAAGAAGAGAAAATCTTCATGATGAATAAGATGATCCGTGACCTCTTCCGTGACGCCCAAGACCTCTATGAGTTTCTTTTGAGTCAAGGAGTCGCAAAGGAGTGTGCAAGGTTTGTGTTACCTCTGGCGACCCCCACACGCCTTTATATGACGGGTTCTGTGCGCTCTTGGATTCACTACGTTGATCTGCGTTCTGCACATGGCACACAAAAGGAACACATGGATATCGCGGAAGCGGTTCGTTGTGTATTCACTTGTGAGTTTCCCGTGGTCTCTGAAGCATTGGGTTGGACACGGGAGAACTGCCCTGAGTGCGTTGATCAACCAGCTCTTTTAATCCAATAAATATTTTTATCTTATTTTGTGACTTATGCCCACATACCCTGTGATTCATAAAGAGACTGGTGAACAAAAAGAACTTGAGATGAGCGTCTCTGCATATACTCAATGGAGAGAGGATAATCCTGAATGGGACAAGGATTGGTCTCAAGGCTGTGCTTCCATTGGAGAAGTTGGTGAGTGGAGAAACAGACTCATCAATCGAAACCCTGGTTGGAATGATGTTCTTCACAAGGCATCAAAAGCTCCTGGATCCCGTGTCACTAAGATCAACTGATGGCAAGAAAATCATCAAACTCTCCGATTGGCGTTGGAATGACTGCAAAACAAATGAAAAGAAAGAAACCAATCAACACGGATTTACTCACCAAGATTGAACCGATCACTGAGAATCAAAAACTTCTCTTTGAAAAGTATAAGGAGGGTAAAAATATTTTTGCTTACGGTGCTGCAGGCACAGGTAAAACATTTGTTGCATTGTATCTGGCGCTGAAGGATGTTCTGGATGAAAGAACACCCTATGATCGAGTTTACATCGTCCGTTCTCTTGTGGCCACAAGAGAGATTGGATTCTTGCCTGGTGATCACGAAGATAAGTCATCACTTTACCAAATTCCTTACAAGAATATGGTAAAATATATGTTTGAAATGCCATCTGATGCTGACTTTGAAATGTTGTATGGAAACCTGAAACAACAGGAGACTATCAAATTCTGGTCAACATCTTTCATTCGCGGCACAACCATCGATCGATCTATTCTTTTGATTGATGAATCCCAAAACCTGAACTTTCATGAACTTGATTCCATTATCACTCGTGTCGGTGAAGATTGTAGAATTATTTTCTGTGGTGATGCGACTCAAACTGATTTGCAAAAGACCTATGAAAGAAATGGCATCCTTGACTTCATGAAGATCATTCAACAGATGAATGAGTCATTCCAAATGGTAGAATTTGGTATTGAAGATATTGTTCGTTCTGGGCTTGTCAAGGAATACATCATTAAGAAACTCGCGCTTGGTATGTAATGTTTGTTATTGAAAATCACCTCGGTGACATTGAACTCGACAAAAAAGAGGCTGATGGAATTCGCCTATATAAATTACCCAATGGTGACTGGGTTCCTTCTATTACCTCAGTCACAAGTTTCTATAACAGAGAAATATTTCTGAAGTGGAGGCAACGGGTCGGTGAACAGGAAGCTAATCGAGTTACAAAAGAAGCGACAACAAGAGGAACAAATTTCCACGAGGTTGCACAATCATATCTTGAAAACAAAGAGTTGATCTGGGATGATTATCTTCCTGCGACTCGTTATATGTTTCATAGTGCAAAACCCTATCTAGATCGGATCGGGACTATACACGCCATCGAACGCACACTCTACTCAGAGTATCTTGGTTTAGCTGGACGTGTTGATTGCATTGCGGAGTATGATGGAGAACTTGCAGTCATTGACTTCAAGACCTCTAAAAAAATCAAACCAGAGGAATGGGTTGAGCAATATTTCGTTCAAGAAACTGCATACGCTTGTATGTATTATGATATGACTGGTATTCCTGTCAAGAAACTCATCACAATCATGGTCACTCCAGGTGGTGAAGTTCACGTTTATGATAAACGAAACAAAGGTGACTACATTAAATTGCTGGTGAAGTATGTTAAAGAATTTGTCGGAAACCGAATGGTGGTTAATGGATGACATCAACAAGGCCTTAGAGGAAAAATTCTTGTGTTCGTCTCGATTCGCACAAGATATCGAACGCATCGTCATTAATGACAAGATGAGTTATATTGATGCGATTATTCACTATTGCGAAATGAATAGTATTGATGTAGAATCAGTGCCAAAGTTAGTTTCAAAACCACTGAAGGAGAAACTGAAGTGGGAAGCCATGGAACTTAATTTTCTGAAGAAAACATCTCGTGCTCGACTTCCATTATGACTGCGTTTGATTGCTATAAAACGTATCTAGCATTCAAAAATCATTTTACCAAAGATACATTCGATTACTTTAAATATGGCGGCAGAACTAATGCATCTGTCGCCTCTTTTAACAAGAGAAAGGATCGATATTTCTTTGAAAAAATGTCTCGTCAAAGAAAAGACGAAGAGATTGTAGATTACTTTACCGCCATCTTCTCCCAGTGTGATGATCCTCAGAGAGTCTGGATAGGAGAGATCATTCAAACTGGTGATGAAAAGTATCAGTTCTGGCAAAAGAAAGTGCAGAGTCTTGGTTATCTGTTTCGACAAGAGATGGAAAAACTTTTGAATGGGATTGACTTCAACTCTGTGTTCGAGTGTGAAAGTGGTAAACACCCAATTCTAGTCAAGGAACATCTGAAGAAAAATGTGTCAATCGAGTCAATGATTTTACTCGATGCAATGGTTGAATATAAGAAAAGATTTGACGGAAAACTGGATGATTTTGTGTGGAAAACCATCAGTTTGAAGCTTGACAAGTATAGACCATTTCTGTTAAATAGTATTAACATCGACAAATACAAAAAAATCCTAAGAGGAATAGCGATACAATGAGTGATTTTTTTAGATCAGAATTTGTGCAAGAGGGTCTCAAAGATATTCAAGCCTTGCAAGTAGAACTGCAGAAAGGCTTCATGCGATTCTCTTTTCTGAACGAGGAAGAGCAGGAAAATCAACTCACCCTTTTAGAGAGACTTTTAGAAAAACAATACCTGATGTATCTTCGGATGAAACTGTCAGACGACATGAAGGCTCAGGAGATTGTAGAAGATATGCGTAGATCTTTATGTTTACTGGGAATGCCCCCAAGTTCATCTGTTGAAGATGTGTTTAATCAAATGAAAGATACACTTAAAAAACTTAGAGAACCCCTTGACACCCCCGATGATACCTAGTATGATGAAGGGGTGCTTACAACACAAGCCAAATCCGTTTAAATCTTATGTCTTTTCAAAATCTTAAAAAACAATCTACTCTTGGTTCTCTGACTGCAAAATTGGTGCAGCAGGTGGAAAAAATGAATAAGGGTGCGGGTGGTGTCGATGACCGCCTGTGGAAACCTGAAGTTGATAAAGCTGGTAATGGTTACGCTGTCATTCGTTTTCTTCCCGCTCCTGAGGGTGAAGAACTACCATGGGCGAAAGTCTATTCTCACGCCTTTCAAGGCCCTGGTGGTTGGTTCATCGAGAACTCTCTGACCACTCTGGGTCAGAAAGATCCCGTGTCAGAGTATAACTCTCAACTGTGGAACTCTGGTCTCGATGCAGACAAAGAGGTTGCACGTAAACAGAAACGTAAACTGTCTTACTACTCCAACATCTACGTGGTGAAGGATCCCTCTAACACTGCGAACGAAGGTCGTGTGTTCCTGTTCAAGTTCGGTAAAAAGATCTTCGACAAGATCACCGCTGCGATGCAACCTGAGTTTGAAGATGAAACACCCATCAATCCTTTTGACTTCTGGCAAGGTGCAAACTTTAAACTGAAGATCAAGAAGGTTGCTGGTTATTGGAACTATGATAGTTCCGAGTTTGATCGCCCAGGTGCTCTGTTGGATGATGATGATGCGATGGAGACCGTGTGGAAACAAGAGTATTCTCTTGCTGAACTGGTCGCGCCTGAACAGTTCAAGTCCTATGAGGATCTGAAGAAGCGTCTCGATTACGTTCTCGGTGTTCGTGGTGTTCCTAAGTATCAGGATCCTGAGACTGTCGCTGAAGAGGAAGAGTGGGAAGCTGAACGCACGGGTAAAACCGTCGTTGTTGAACCCAGTCTCCCTGTTCTGAAGTCAGAACCCGTTGATGAGGATGAAGAGGACGCCCTGTCCTACTTTGCCCGTCTTGCCGAAGACTGAAATTCGCTTCTAATTACAAAAAAGGTCGGAAAAAAATTTCTGGCCATTTTTACGCCACAGGGTCGCTCAGGCGACCCTTTTATCTTGGCGATAAAATACGAGGATTTTC